TACAGTAGCAGATCCACCACTCAATGTTATGGGTTCACCTATATTATCTCTAGCTATACTGTTAGCTGTTTGTATTGTGGCTACTGCACCATCTGCAACATTATCTTTTGCAAAGCCTATGAAGTTTTCTGAAGTGAGGCTATTGACATTATATGTAGCAGCACTTGCAAGTACTCTAGCTTTACCATATTGACTTGCACCAGAATCCTCATATAGAAGTACAGTTCGTTTTAAGTTTGAATCAAATATAACATCATTGTAATCTGTAGATCCGTCTGTATCTGCAACGGCTGCAGTACCAAACGTAACACTAGTGCCACTGATGGTAGCCTCTATATATTTTACGTCTGTACCACTACTTTCATCATAAAGTATTACAAACGTACCTGACGCATCATTAAAAGCCAGTGCAGGAGTTTGCGTGGTAACACTATTCCAGTCATTTTTAGTTCCAAAACTTAGAGAAGTACCAGATACCGTTCCTACTATACCAGTTCCTCTACTAGAACTGCCTACTTGTCTGAAAGCTATTAAAAACTTATTATTAGTTGTATCAAATGCGATATCCATTTTTTGAGTTTCAGCAGATTCCCAAACAACAGGTGTTTGCGCTGTTATTGCACTGTTAGATGCAACTGATAAAACACAAGCAGTTCCATACTGACTATTAGCACCATCCATATAAGTAACTACATGAACATTATTGCTGCTATCAAAAGCTACTGATTGATTTGTTGCTTGTCCAGTTTCAAAAGTTACATCACTACCAAAAGATATACTTGTTCCACTGACTGTACCTGCAATAGCAACGCCATCGTTGCCTACTTTTGGAAAGGTAATTAAAACTTTGTTAACATTTGTATCGAAAGATGCAGCTATATGATCTCCCATATTAGCATTGGCCCAAAAAGTTGTTGCAGAACCAAAACTAATTGATGTTCCACTTACCGTTCCTACAATAGCTGTACCGTAATAACTATTACCACCATCTCTATATGCTATGACAACTTTATTATTACTACTGTCAAATACAGCAGCGATTCCATCAGTATAAGCACTTTCAAAAACAACGGCTGTGCCAAAAGAAATACTATTATCACTGTCATCTATTGTGCCTATAATAGCTGTACCGTAACCGCTATTACCGTTATCAGTGTAAGTAACAACAACTTTATTGCTGTTGCTATCAAATGTTCCGTGTCGTGGTCTTGCTGCGGCTGACTCAAACGTAACTTCTGAACCAATACCTGCTGATATAGTTGTAGAGGTAGGCCCAGCAAACTTAACAGTACCATCAGCATTGACTACAACTGGCTTACCTGCCGTTATAGCACCATCAGCAGTTGCTACTACCTCTGAGTCAGAAGCTATGTTGCCAACAACCCTCATCTAAGTTCCTTACGATAGTTCTTCGTATGTAATCGTGTAGGTCAAATCGTTAGCTGCACTTGCAGTAACACCAAGAGATGTATCTTCTTCTAAGTACATTCCAACGTCTTTATCTATTGCCACTAAGAATGAGTTAGGTGCTACAGACACTGCATTTGCATATATAACTGCTGTACCTCCTATATCATCTTGTGGGTATATACCTATTGTTATTGTAGCTGCTGCTGAAGCATCTACGTTAGATATAACTAAACTATTTACTTTCATAACTTTACCAGAAGATGCAGGATTGTTTAGTGCATTAACTGCTGAAGTTCCTGAAAGTAACGCTGTATCTGTCTTTGCCGTAATAGTAGCGACATTGACAATATTAGGTGCTGCCATTTTCTATATCCTTTCTATTAACCAAATACCATAGCCATCGCAATGGCCTTGCCTGTTGACGCTGCACTATTTAGATTAGCAGCAGTTGCTGTAACCAAAGTACCACCTAGTTTAAGTCCATTAGTACCGTCATGTGACGCAATATCAAAATCATTACTACCATCTGCAATTGTTACATCACCACTAAGTGTTACGTTACCAGTAACTAACAGAGTATCTGTGCCGTCTTCATCATACTCCATTGTAACATCTTGATCACTACCAAACTTAATCTGTTTATCATCAGCGATGTATACATCACCAAACTCTGCACTTGCAGATCCTATGTCTGCACCACCAGATGCATCAGGCAGTAGTGATGTTTCTACTGTTACTGTGTTTGTTCTAATACCAGATGTGCCGTTATCTATCGCACCAAAGTTAGAAGTTATGCTACCTGCATCTAGAGCACCTGTTGTAACAATACCTGTACCACCTGCTATAGGACTAAAGAGAGACGTTACATTAGTTCCCCCTATAGTTATTGCATCAGCTTCTACTGTTCCATCAAAGAATGCATCTTTAAACTCTAGTGCATCTGTTCCTAAGTCTAGTATTGCATTAGTACCTGGTGTTAGTGCACCATCTGTTAGTATTAGTTGTTTCTCATTACCTGCGTAAAAGTTAATTGTGTCAGCATCTTCAAAATCTATCTTAGTCTCATCATCCTCACCTATCTTTATATCTGTTGCAAGTAATGACGTAATACCTGTCTGTGCTGCATTGATAGTAAAGGTTAAGTCATACGGATCACCGTCTGATCCATCTGAAGTGTCTGTCCAATCAATATCAATACCACCACCTTCAACAAACTTAACTTCACTATCTTTTGTTATTTGTACTTCTGTGCCATCACCATCTTCTAAAACAAACTGCATGTTAGCTGCTTGTGAATCTACGTATGCTTTAATAGATTGCTGTGTAGCTAGTTTAGTTGCAGAGTTAGATGACATATCATCTTCATCAGCTACAGCAGTACCACTAACACCTGTATTTAACACTGGACTTGTAAGTGTTTTATTAGTCAGTGTTTGTGTGGCTGTGTCACCAACTAAGTTAGAACTTGTTGTTGGTAGCACAAGTGTAACATTTCCCCCAAATGCACTATGAGCAGGAGCAGTAATTTCTGCATAGTGAGCATTTGCACTTTCACAGTAAAATCTAACGGCAGAAACAGAACCACCATTTTTTAAATCTATTAATCCAGACTCTATACCTACGTTACCATCTACTATAACCTGACCTGTGCCTTTAGGTGTTATTTTAAGACTTATGTTTGTGTCATCACCTGTTGCAGATATTTCAGGTGAGTTACCTGTAGCAGCATTGGTAATATCAAACTGATTGACTGCTGAAGAGGTTGTCTGAAATATAATCTGTTCATTACCGTTTTCATCACCAATAAAGTGTGCATCATCAATTAGTATGTTGTGGCTGTTTGTATCTAAGTTACCACCTAACTGAGGAGTAGTATCTTCTACTACGTTAGATAAACCTGCACCTGATACAGCTAAACCAGCTACTATTGTGCTTCTAGTGATCTTCTTTAGTCCACCACCAGAAGTATCTACTGCTAAAAATACATCGTCATTAGCTACAGTAGATATTTCACTTAGATCACCCACAGCAGTTGGATTAAAGTTTGTACCATCTGCTACAAGTAACATACCAGAAGTGTTAGTACCCATAGTCAGGTCATCACCTGATATGGTTAAGTCACCTGCAATTGTAACATCTGCACCAGAGAATGTCAACGCTGTTGTTGTGCCTGATTTAATAATTAAGTTACCAGAACTGTTAGTCAATGCACCATACTGTGTACCATCATCTTTTAATAATACATCTGCACCATTTGCATCAAGAACAACATCACCTGCTGTATCTATTATTAGATCACCTGTATCGTTTACTATGTATGAGTTTGTGCCACCATGATATAGATTAAGATCTTCACCTGCACCTATTGTAAGTCTACCTGTAGCACTGTCACCTGTGAGATCATCTGCATCAGCATCTACATCTATCTTTACCAAACCACCTGATGTTATATTAGATGCACCATTATCAATATTACCAAAGTTAGAAGTTATAGATCCAGCATCTAATGCACCCACTGTTGTAATATTTGATGTGGTATCTAGATTACTTTCTGCCCATGTTTCTAAGTCAGCAAAAGTAATCTGCTTCATTGTGCCACCATCGTTGATAATAAACTTATCTGATGTGGCGATTGTTACACCTGTAGAAGCAGAGGTGTCACCATCCATAATATTAAGTTCAGCACCTGTAGTTGTGATAGTTGTACCGTTTAAACTAATAGCATCTAAGTATGCCACACCATCTAGATATAGATCTTTAAACTCCGATCCACTAGAGCCTATATCAAATGCATCATCTGTAGATGGTGTAATATTAGTTGCTGCTATGGTAAGCTGTTGCCCCGGTCCTAGTTTAGTTATAGCACCACCTTCTGCTGCTGTACCATCATGTGTATGTCCTGATGTACTAAAGGCAGTTACAATGGCATCAAACTCACCATCGAGATCAGAAGCATTGATTATGTTGCCATCAGCAATGTTGTTAGCAGTATCGTTACGTGTATATCCTGTTCCCATTTTTAATTACCTTCTTGCGTGTGTAGCATATTCCAATGTTAATGCGTCAAGCGCATACGGAACATCTGTGTTATTGTCTGCTTCAAACTGTGCAGATACTGTATTTCCTGATCCTATCGTCTGTGCAGAAAATACTTTTTGTAATTTAGCTCCATAGGTAGCTTCACCAAATACAGCTATACCATAGAACTCAGAAGATCCACTAGCAGCATTTGTAAAAGTAACTGCTGGCATAACTACAGATCCACTTTCATCAAAGTCAAATTTTAAGTTTAGATCAAAATTAACTCTACCTTCAGGGTCTAAATAAAATTGTGCTTTATATATTGTCTTTCTAAGTCTTGGATCATTAATTGGATAGAACGGTGTAGCAAATGTTGTAGCTATATTGTTACCATCAAAGCTAGATGTGTCATTCTCCATTCTGTGTAAGAAACCTTCTTTACCTGAAAAGATAACAAACTCTGTAGTTCCTGAATAAACACTAGCACATGCTGTCACCTGTATACCTCTAGTTTCTGCAAAATCAATTACAGATTCTTCACCGGGCGATGCAAACTGTGTAAATATTATACCTTGTGAATTAGGTCTAGTAAAATTTACGTTCCATCCAAATAATCTGTACTGAGATTTATTACGTATAACTAAACTAA